TGTGTAACCTTGAGAATACGATAGACACCGGAGATATTGTTTGAAACAACCTGTACAATAGCATTGGGCTGAAACTCACCATTGAGCAAACTCTTGAACTTGATGCCACTCGCTGATTGCTCTCTTGCTTCAGCAGGAGATAGGTCAGAATAATCACCCAAGAATGTTGGAGATGCTATCAGGCCACTTTCAGCAGTAACATTGAGAATTGTTTCAATCAGAGGTGTTTCAATAGTTTGCGACAAGTCAGCATTGGAATTGCCAGAAGGAATCGTAGATTTATTCGAGACAACATTGACAAACAAATCCTGTACATTAATATAATAACCAAAGGTGCTTAGAAGTCTTGATAACTCACCAGCAGCAGGTCCGTGTACAACAAGAGGACCGTTTGTTCGGATATTGTTACCAAGTCTGTAGATAACACCACGAGGTAATGCTAGGTCTTGCAAGAGATCGTCTACAATTTTATCAATCGGTGTATTCTTGGGATAACGTCTTGCTGTCAACTGTGATTGAACAAAAGCACCACCATCAGATACTTCAAGTTTTGTTCGTCTCTCTGTACCATCAAAGGTGTCTTCAACTTTTACAAGGTTTCCTCGAAAGACTGTCTTGAGAGTTTCATCTTCATATCCAGCAAGAAGCTCTACAAAGTTCTTTACGCCAGATAACCTCTGAAGCAACTTGGCACTTTCTTGTGCAAGGTTGTAAATGGTAATCTCGCCCTGATTGCCTTCTGAAGATTCGGCACCAACTTTCTCGATATCAAACTTCAACTGGTTCTGGTTGATGTATATCCTATTATCACCAAAATCTTCAATAGCTTCTAAAGCAACATCAGGATCAAAGGTATCAATTGCATTCTTGTATACCTCACCAAGTTTATAAAAGTCATTCAGGAACTGCTTTTGTTGTTGTGGTGTTATTGCCTGAATTTCTTCTGCTGCTGATGCGCCAAAGTTCTGACCAATTCTAAGCTCGTATCTACGATTAAACATTTAGCCTCCTAGAATTGGATCGTCTTCATCTGATCTCACATACAGCAATCTGAATCTCTTATCAAGTCCAAAACCATCTTCTGTAATTCTACCAAAACCTTTCTCTACATCAATAACGTACAGCTTTCCCGGTGGAAGGTCTTCGTTAGTATATGCAGATAGTAAGTCTCTTCCTGTCACACCACGTGTCTTTAGCACAGGTGTTCTTCCAGTTCGCCCTAAATAAATAAACCAAGACTCACTGCGGCTATTCCAGCGAGTACGGATGTCATAACCGTCACCTTCTAAAGAAATTCTGTACTTATAATCAGGAGTAACACCAGCGGGTAAGAATTTAGCCATTAACCATCTCCTGTAAGTACGCGGCGAGTTCTTGAGAATGCTTCGGGGTCATTAGCTGCTTTGCCTGACTGAGTTCCACCATCGGTTGTTGGCTGAGAATCACCAGCTTTACCAGCAGCAATGGGTAACGCAGAGACAACTCTTTGAGTTCCTACGACACGTATCTGTTCAATAGCAAGGTCAACATACAGCCCCTCTACTTTATCCACAGATTGTGTGTAGCCAATGCTTTTGATTACACAATTTTCATAAGAATCTAAGTCAGACACCAGAGTAAACAAAGAGCCTTGTGTGTACATTGTTACAAGCACATCGTACATATTCTGAGTACGCTTGCCTGTGTTTTGGACAAAGCTGAACTCATTGAAGTCATACACGGGTGTGTTGGTTGTAACACCTTGCACACGAAACTTTGGATTCTCTCGACTAAAGTGATCACTCACACGAGTGCCAGATTCAACAGGGTGGGTCGAAACCTCACCCCTAAAATCTGTGGTTAATTCAACCGTACTATCAAATTCAACAAAAGTCCTGATCGGACCATCGTTCGTAGAGGGCGTAGGACCACCTGCAATAAACAATAATGGACTAGCCATACTTACCCCCTAATGTTTGACGACATAGTTGTTCTAGGCTTCTCTCGCTCGTTCTGACGCAAGTATTCTTTGCCTTCTCCGGTGAATTCTACAAAGACCCTAGAAGCGGCTTCAGAGCCTATTACTTCAGAAGTTGATGCACCAACACCACCAGCTTTCGTATAAGTGCTTCTGCCGATCTTACCGGCAATTTCACCTGCCTTGGTAGTGGCTTGCTTGATTGTCTCAGATGCTCCGGGGAACTTTCTGGCAACAGCCATTGTTGGTGATACTTTACCAATGAGCCCTCCAATTCCCGATACTATTTTACCAACGAAGCTAAATATACCCGAGAAGATACTGGTAAGAAAACCAAAGAAGTTGCCGATCTTCGCCATAGCTTTATCAAGGCTTACACCGAATACGTTCTGGAACCCTGTCGCAACCATATCTACAAGATCAGCAATAAGTGCTATCGCCAGTCTAATCGGGAATATGACAGCTTTTATGAATGCTGACAGAAATCCAAACAGTAAGCTCATTATGGGCTGCATGATTTGGAATACGTCAGTAAGACTGTTGAATATTTGGGTGAATAGTTCGCCAACTCCTGATTGGAATATTGCGTCTATTAGAAGCTTGCCGTTTTGGACCATACGCTTCATAGCAACGTTCATGGTCTTAAATGCTTTCTCAAGACCGGGTGCTGCCATTTCACGCAGAGCTTTGGTGAAGACAGGCAAGAAGTCCTTGGACTTTATCAAACCTTCTTCCATTTTCTTGAGAAAGGTCTCAGTTGTCATCTCCATAGATTCTGCGGCAAGTTGCAGAACGCCGGGCATTCTATCACCAAGCTGGAGTTTCAATTCCTCACTCATTACTTGCCCCTTAGACATTATGTTCAGAAGGGGGCGCTAAACCCCTCCCCGCACACTTAAGTGCCGCTACGTGTCTCCACGCAGACCAGACTATATCTTAAGACTTTTTAGGTCTTCTCCCCTTTTCCACCACCAATCGCTTGTGGTGTACTCTACTCACTTCCATCTTATGATGTGCTTTCGATAGTCTTTGGAGTTTTGTGTAAGTATTGACTTGATACATCAGTATAATATTTACCACTCTTAATCCTGCGCACTCCGTAGTAACTAATTTTTAAATCTCTGGCTATTTTGGAAGCATTGTCTCCGCGCAGAATTCGTCTACAAATATCGGCTACTGTTTCGTCGGAAAGTGGTCTGTTATTTCCACCACGTCTACGTTTTTTAGAGAAGTCATAATTTATAGCGATATACTGCCACTTAGCGCCGTTGTAGATACCCGAGCACATGTTTTCAGAAACGCCCGTAATTCTAGCAACATCCTTTATCTCCAAATCAGGATTTTGTAGTAATTCACAGGCTTGGTGAATCTGGTCTTCAGTATGTTTTGAACACCAGATTTTTTCGCCCCTTGGTAAAAAGTTTTTCTCGGCTGCGTGTTTCATATTTTGTGAATGAGTAACAAGTTCTAAGTTACTCATTCTATTATCCCACTTCACCCCGTTCTTGTGATTTACATCTAAGCCGGTAATGTCAGAAGTAAGAAAATATTCAACTACTAACCGATGAATTTTAAAAGTTTTCCGTGTTAAGTTTCCATCTGGCGATATCGCAATGGTTAGGTAACCATCTTTATCTGGAGTTGGTTTTCTTTTCTTCCAACCACCTCTTTTAGCAGAGTAGACATCTCCACAATCTGTGATATAATAATCGGGAAAACCATTAATCTCTTTAATATTCAAGTCAAATCCTCCATAAATAAAGTTACACAGCTTTACTTACGAAGTATACACAATTACCTGCGGATTGTCCATACCTTTAGCGTTTTTAGGGGTCGCCCGTGTGTCACCACCGAGTATCCTATCTAAAGTCTAGCTGGAGTTTCCCGCAATTAAAGGAGTTTTAAATGACCTCAAACTCTAAGCCATCTGTTCGAGACTTCTGATAACACCTGTTATCTCCTCTTGACGGAGGCCAAAAGTTGTAGCAGCCTCTGCCACGCCAAGAAATTGTTCGCGCAACTGTTCGTTAGTGAATCCCATCTTACGACCAGCAATAGCATACCTAGCGAAACCTTTGGAAGTTTCGATTGCCCCTACACCAAGCCTCTGTGATTGTTCAATCAAAAATTCCATAGTGCTTGCAGCGTCTTCAGCACCCATAGCGGTCTCAAGCATGATCTGAACACTCTCAAACTGCCCACCGATAGCACCAATACCAACAGCACCAGCAAATCCACTGAACGCTCCCGTGGCCCCGGCAAGGCTAGTTCGCATCCTGTCAAAACTCATAGTTGTATTCTTAGCAGCCCTTCCTTGTCGCCTAAGCCCCTCTGTGACATTCTGAGAAGCCCTGTTGTACTGCCCCATCGTAATGATGCCATCCCTGAGCTTTCTGTTGTAACGCTCTTGTGCTCGTTGTGCAGCCCTTAGATTCCTTTCTGTAACTCTACCGTCAGACTGATCAGAAATCCTTCCGAGCTTTGCCTGATTCCTTGCCATACGATCCTGAATATCCCTTTCGCTTCGCATAGCATTTCCAGAGAGCTTCTTCTGGCGGGCCATCTCCCGTGTAATCTTTTGTCTTTGCTTATAAACTTTACCGGCCCTAGAAACTTCAGCTTGGGATTGTCTCTCTTGTTCTTTTAGAATCCTTTCTTTCTGCTTCCAAACCCTTGAAGACCTATCAACACTCTGACGAGACCTTGCTTCAGCAGCTTGTTTGGCTACCCTAGCTTCTCTCTGTTGAGTCTTGAGGATCTTCTCTTTCATTCGCCAGACTTTTGCGGACCTATCAACCTGATCTTTAGAAGCCTTGGCTGTTTCCTTTTGTGCCTTAGCAACCTGTTTGCTGACTTTAGCATTATTAGCCGTAAAGCCAATCTTAACATTCTTACGAGACATCTGTTGAACAGACCTAAGATTATTCTTTAGCTCCATTAAGTCTCGTTTAAACTTTCGGAGATTTTGTATGGAACGTCTGTCAAACTTATACTTAATCTCCGAATATATACCGGCAACTCTATCACCGTCTGCCATCTATCGTACCCCTCTCGGCATACCTTTCTTCTGAGCAGCTTCCATTTCAGAATGCTGTTCTTCTTGAATACTATCTCTAATATCTAAATACTCATTGACTTTCAAAGCCCATTCAAGAGTACAATTCAACATATCATCTAATGTTACACTGGAATGCTCACTAAAGACGGGACGAAATACATATAGCTCCATAGACTCAATAGATGTTTCTTCATCAATCTTATCGTAGAGCTTCTGCATTCTTTTGCTTTGACGATTTACATTCCCGTCAGCATTCCTTGCAAACCGTCTTCGAATAAAGGGCCAACATTCACCTTAATCACCTCTGCACAAATCTTGAGGACATGAGCAAAGTTCATTCCGTAGGTTTCTTCAAGGTTTTTTAGATTAGCCATCTGAGGAACACCGTTGTCATTCTCAACAAGAACACCGTCAAGAAGTGTTGGAATAGTGACACTCAGATCATTCTCACCAAGAGCACGTACAACACCGTGGATAACGGCTGCTGTATACATACCCTCTGAATCATCTTCACCTGACATTGCAGCGGCATTTGCAAGAGGTTCTGCCACAAGAGGCATAACAAACTTAGCATTCTTAATTTGCTTTTGCATGTTCCATTCAGGGATATACACACCCCTGCCATTAACTTCAACACGAGTTCCGTCAGGACGCGGCATTGAATTATCTGTCATAGATTTACACCTTAGATTTTATAAGAAAACATTCGCCGTTTCTTTTAAGCACAAAAAAGGAGGACCGAAGCCCTCCTTGTTCTTTTGAGCTTCTTTTAACTATCTTCTAATTGATAATTAGATCACTTGGTTGGCCAAAGCAAACGCGAGGTTTTTGGCAAAGTTCTCAATGTACTGACCCTGACGGATGCTGACCAGAAAGAACGTATACTCACGAGAACCCACTTCATCACCAAATGTGTGAGAAGCGTCTGTCTTAAGCCATGCTTGAGATGAGCTAAATTTCTCAGCAGAAGCAGGGTCAAAACATTCCATTGTAATTACCGGAGGGTAATCGGAGTGCATCATCTGCTCAAACTGTGCAACACTCGGACTGTTATGCTGAAGCGTTACTGTAAGAGTGCCTGTAGCGTTACGATTGATCGCACGGGACACTTCACCCTTAATACCTACGGTTTCACTTGAGAAGTCTTCGTTACGTTCTACTGTAATAGCGTCACCTTCTTGGAAGCCTACGATGGGCAGCTTATCAACCGTCAGCACAACTGCTTGTGGGTCATAAGTACCCAGATAAAATCCACCTGACATACTTTATATCTCCTGTAAGTTATTGATTAGCTGAGTCGGATATACCCTCTCACTGGCTGCAAATAATGCACAGCACCAGCAAGAACGCCCTCAAATTGAACCTGATTGAGTTCGCGGTTAGCCTTATCATTATCAGGAATGTCAGCAATGTTCGGCATAATAACAGTGGGTGCTGGTGAAGCTGTCAGGAAGTTACGTGCTACAGCGAGGTTAAGACGCTCGTAGATAACACCTTCAATAACAGTCAGACCAACTTGATCATAAGAAATCTTGCGACCCAGATCAGATTGACGCTTGAGAAGACCAAACAAATCTTCTTCCAGACGTGCCTCAAGCCATAGTGCCCCACGGGTCACATCAAAGAATCGACCAGAAACCATCTTGCCGTCTAGTGCAAAACCTACACCTCCAATCATAACATATTGGAAACCATTGTTGTCCTGAATGTAGCTTGCCTGAGTACGTGTCCATTTGTTAGTAGGTACACCCGGAAGGGTCTTGCCGTGCAGCGTAGAGCTACCCTCACGAAGACCTGCCATAGCACCTACAACAGCACCCTCTGGATAAACTGTATCAGCATCGACGTGAGGCCAGAGCATCGTGTTGTTATACTGAAGGTCTACGAGAGTCTCCAGAAGGTTGCCAGCAGTACCATCAGGAATATCAGCAGAAGCACTTGAGGTGATATACATCTTACGTTCTGCTTCAGCATACTGAGCAATTGCTTCAATGTCTGCATCTGTATGGGTGTCAGCAAGAATGAAGAACCAATCTGTAGTTTCCTGCTCAATAGCTGCCAGAGCTTCAATATAAGTCTCAGATGAACCGGTTACGTCCACGTTACCAATGATTGCTTCACGCGGAGGATTATCACCGGCAAAGACATTGGCAACCAATTCATACACAGGATCTCCGTCTGTATATCCTGCACTCACAGCATCCTCAACACCCGTCACAATCACTGTTCGATCTGGGGCGAATGGAGCATCTGCGGAGAGAATCAGCGGTGTGCTGAAGTTACTTTGGGCAATGGGACGATCACCGAGCGTAATATTTACGTCAACGATGTCCTCAATAGTGTAAACACTTGCCATTAAATTTCTCCTAAATTTGTTAGCTAACTTTTAAGATCATTAGATTGCATCAGGGGATGATGCAGAGGGTGTTATGATAATTGGTATGTCTGTGCAAGCATCAAGTTCACCTGTGGTATTGATATGCTCAATAAACCCATCTGAGTTAATACCAGAGAGAGATTGAACAAAGTTAAATGAGATAGAGAACTGCGCACGTTCTTCCATCTGCGTTCCGCCAATTGCCCTAGAAGCATTACGGACTCGACTGGTATTGCTGATACCAATTCCATTTTCTTGTAATATTTGTCTAAGGTTTCTGTCCCTAGTAGCGTATGCAATCTTTTGTGCTCGACTGAGGGCATAGCGTCCGTATGTATATACGTTGGCATACCCTATGAAATTGTTGTACGTTACTTGTACACCAGTATCTGGATCAACGTGTGTATACCAACCTTCCTTACCAGAGACGGGTTCAATGTCATTCAGCTTTAGAACAACGTATGGACCATCTGGTGCAATGAAGTTGCTATCAAGAAGTCTTACAGGATCACCATCAAACTGTTGAACAAACTTTGAGAATACTTTGTAAATAGAAATCTCAAGGGGTTCTTCGGGAGTGTAGAGGATAGCCATTAGCGTTCATTCTCCTCAGACACATAAGCCAGATAATGGCTTTGTAAACCATAACCCCAAGGCTCTACTTTGATAACGTCACACCATACATTTGGATACGCTTCAATTTGATCCGCAAGTCCTGTGGTTGCCTCTTGTGCTGTGAAGACAGGTGTAGTAGTGTAGACACGATAGTTCTTACGGTCTCTGTAGCCTTCTGGGAAGACATCTAGTTGATTACCCGTGACAGGTTGTACACCAGCATTCTCAATCGTAAAAGGCACAACAGGGTCGTCTACAGGCAATCCAAACTCATCTACAGCTTGTGTTCTCCTACGACCGTTGAGGGTCTTTCTTGGGATTAACTTAGGTTTCCAAGTAGCCACATATCCTCCTAGTCGTATTTAATGTCAATTTGTTTCTGAAGCCATCCTGTTTCATACAAGGGAGCATTGAAGCCTTTTGAATCTACAGTTGACTGGGCGTTATCCATGTATACAAAGCGGGCAAGAAGAAGCTGTGCAAGAATACCTTCCTTCTGTGCTTCTGTGGCGTCTCTGAAAGACTTCTGATACGTTCTCTTACCTTGATGTGCTAACCTCACACCACGTTTTAGAATATTCTGTGTTAAAAGCTCTCGCTCAAAAGCACCATCGGTCACAAAAGGCCTTTCTGGAATATTCGCTTCGGGAGCACCATTGTTGTTCACAGCAGCAATGTAATAAGCGTCTTCGCCACTTCTAGGATGCTTGCCAGAATCTTCAAAGAAACCAGCACGGGCAGATATATCACCACCTGATGTTTGTCGGATTAAGCTATCGAGAATCTTTGTATCACTTTTGACTCTGCTCATCACTCAAGCCCTTCAAATCTCCAAGGTACATACTTAGGATCATCTTCGTATGTTCCGTCAACTTCTGGATAAGGTCTTGCAGAATCTGGATCACCTTTAACACGCTGCTTTTCTTCCTTGGAAACCCCACCAAAGATATGCAGATCATATCCGTATGTTGGTGTCTTCGGAGGATTAGCCTTGTAATACTCTAGGAGGTCTTTAATGGCGTCATAAGTGGGGTTGCTATAAACCTCTACCTCAACACCACCTTCGCGCTCACGGCGTCTCTCAGAGTTCTTAGCGGCAATACCTTTGAGAATAAACAAGGCATCAACCGTAGCAGCCCAGATGCGATACTCAGGACTCTCATCTGAATACTTGGCAAGCAATCCATCAATAACAACATCGGGGAGAATATAGGACTCTTCAATGTCTCCAATGTTGTATCTGACTTTGCCATTGTCTGTTGTAAAATCCGCTGGCATTATTCGACGTCCTCCGCCCATAGATATTGAAGTTCTGCTATAACTTTCCAAAGAACACTCGAAAGAATGCTCTCAAGAAAGCTAGAGAGGGCCGAAGCCCTCTCATAAACTATCCTACGATTAGGTAGAAGTAGTCAGCTTGTACAGTACAGCAGGCTTGGTACAGAAGAACAACGGGGCTGTCTCTACCTGCATTTCGTGGAATTCATCCTTCGGATCAGTGAACTCGTAGGCGAACATCTCACGACCAGCCTGATTAGCACCAGACAGTTTGTTGTTCGGACCAACGTAGCCACGGAACAGATCACGAACACGCGGGATAACGTGTGCTTCACCAGTCTCTACAGCAGTCTCACTACCACCGCCCGGAAGCAGGAATACTGCCGGATAAGTGAAGAAGCGAACACCACGATAAACGAATACATCAGAAACGCCCCAAGGCATGTATTCGGAAATATCACGCTGATACTGGGTGTTAGAAGCAGCATTCAGATACGCTTCACGAACCTTCGGATGGTCGATCAGCTTGTCGAAGAACGTCTCGCCACACATGATGTCGATACCAGAAATGGTGCCACCAGACTTCAGGTTGGCTTGTACGCCACGCTTAACTTCAGCAATCTTGGCATCAATGTTGGTGCCAGCAGTGCCCAAGTCAAAGTCTACGGTAGGCTGTGATACGCCAAACTCGGTAAACATGTTAGCCAGAACAGCACCATCAGGAGTGCTAGAAACACCCTTCAGAGCTTGAATCTGCATGTATTCGTGAGTTTGGTCAACAGCACGGCGCATATCTTCCAGCTTGGTGATACGGACGTTTGCCAGAGTTTCTGGGGAATCCGGTGTACCCGGCATACGTTGACTCTGAATGTCTTCAGGAGTAACATAATCGGTGTGCTTGAAGTATGCCAGAGGCAGTGAGAAGGTCTTTACGTCACGATCTTTGCCAACGGTAGTCTCACGAGCACCACGAGGTACTTGGGGAAGCAGTGTGGTTTCAGCTTCGTTCTTGTCGAAGATGATCGCAGTCTGGGTAGTAGGACGAACAGAGAAAATACCCTGATTCTTTACCCAACCATACTGATTCGGGATTTCGTTGATTTCTTGAGTCCAATCCGTAATACGGGAAATATTGGACACATCACGAGTAATAGGCATTTACTTAAATCTCCTTAATTAATTCTTTAGAAGCTACCGCTTCAAACGGTAGTCATAACCTTGATACCAAGAGCTTCAAGCTCGGATACTACGTCAGCTTCGGTACGGTCTCCGAGAACCAGAGCATCTTGAGATACGCCAGCAGGACCACGTACAAGTACGGAAACTTCGGTGTCGGTAGTTGCGGCAATAGACTTGTTTTCGAGAACAACGGCTGCAACAACTTCAGAACCATCAACAGCAGCTTCTACAGAAATCTTGTAGTCTGTGCCATCAAAACCCAGCAGAGTACCAACAGTGTATTCTTCAGCAGATGCTTCGTTTACAGTTACGGTATCGCGGCAGTAGCCGATGTGAGTGCCTTCTTCGTACTTAACCAGATTACCCAGCTTAGGGTCACGAGTGCCAATCTGTGTCATTTGTTAAAACCTCCAGAGGATTTCAATTATTTTTTAGCGTAACGCTTTGCAATAAGTGCAGAAACGGCAGACTTGGATGCTTCGTCGGGATCAGTCTCAAGACGCTCACCTTCATCACCGTGTTCTTTTTCAACGACAGCTTCAACAGCCGTCTTAGCAGACTCAAGAGCTTCCATAATTTCACTAACGCCATCCATTTGCATTTCAGACGCTTCGTACAGGAAGGTAGCTACTTTCTCTTGAGACTCCTGAGCTACAAAAGAGTAGCCAGAAACCAGTTCTTTGTAAGAAGCCTTAGCGGCAGCTTCTTTCTCAGCTTCAAATGCAGCCAACTTCTCTTTAAGTTCAGCAGATTTAGCTTCAGCCATTTCGTTGAGCTTTGCTTGTGCTTCAGGGGAAGCCAGCATTTGTTCCAAATCCATATTCACCTCGTTATTTTCTTTGGATTGCTTAGAGGGTGATTCAGCAGACGCTTCCTCTTGGCCCTCTTGGTTACCCTCCAGCAATTCCGAAGGGGATGCCTCTTCAGCTTCAGCAGCTTCGGAAGCGAGTTCTTCTGTATCTTCTTGGGCAGACATTTCTTTGTCTTTTTTCTTACCCCAACCAAACAAAGGCATGTTTGAACGTCCCTCTTGTTGATCCATTTTACGGTCGTAGTCATCTGCAAGGTCTGCTAGATAATCCATGAACTCAAAACTTGTCATCTCTTTGTCAGCCAATCCCATACGAATCGCATCAGCGGGACGGAACATCTTTGCCTTAGTGTCGCGAATCTCACCAGCAGACATATTACGGAAAGTCTCAACGTGCTTGATGAAGTCATTATAGAGGAGGTCTGTATCCTTCTGAAGATCAGCTATAAAGTCTTCACGAAGTTTACCGTCTTTCTCATAAGGAATCTTGGATTCACCAGAGTAGACAAAGACTACTTCAGAACCTTCTTCTATCTTCTTAGGGAGATCATTGACAATGCTAATGACAACACCAATAGATCCAACTTTAGCCATTGGGTTGACAATGATTTCGTCAGAAACACTTGCGAACACATATCCGGCTGAAGCTGCCATGCCATCCACGTAAGTGATGATCTTGACATTATTAGCGTCAGCAATCTCACGCATCCTCATGGCTGTTTCCATCGAAGAATACGCGGAACCACCGGGGGTATCCATATCCATAACGATAGTATGAGCACCCTGTTCAACCATAGATTCAAAGTCAGCCAACATCTGTTGGTAAGTATTGAGTCCGCACAGAGCGCTTAGGAATGACCAGCGATACATCAAACTTCCCTCAACTGTCATCAGACCAATACCGTTTTCAACAGTAGGCGGCATGTGATCAGCCATCTCACGGGCATCTTGCTGGGAAGCAATTGCGAAGTCTTCTTGAGCATTGCGTGAGAAAAGGTAGTCTTGAACTTGCTTAAGATTTTCAGCAGTAGTAAGCAGAGGTACGTTTGTAATAGACCCAAGGAGCCTATTTACTTCATGTGCCATATTAGTCTCCTTTAGGCATTTTCGTTGTTTCCAACAGAAGGGTCATCAGAAATTCCATCGCTAGTGCCTTCACCTGCCGTAGTAAATCCATCAGAAGCTCTTGAGATAGTCTCATTAGCAGGCATTGGATTGTCATAGTCAGGCTCAGGGAGATTAGCAATCTTACGAAGTGCTTCATCCAAACTCTTGTCAACCGATATAGCATTCACGGATACGGCTCTCTGGATATACTTGCTCAGATCATCCAAATCACGATCTTCAATCTTACCAAACGTAAGCCTTGGCATCTCCTGATCGTCAAAGCTCCAACCATTGATTGCCAGAGTTTGCGGCACAAGTTCCCGATTGAGAACGTCTTCCATAGTTGTCAGGTAAGACTCAAGGGTAAGCGCAAGGATGTTATTCTTGGAATCACTCAGGGCATAGGAGCCAGCAGAATCTTGACCGACTTTCAGAAGGTCTGCCATGAATACTGTTAGGATTTCATTTTGCTTTCTGCGGATAACTGTGTCAGTGCTGTATTGCTTCCCGCCGCCATCTACGCCAGTAAGTTTGAAATGGAACAGTTCTTTGCCAGATTCTGAATAAGCGATAGGCGTGATTACATACGACTGTTCACCTGCCGAAAGATTAGCAGCATCCTTTTTCATCTGATTGATGTTACGTGCTTCAGGGCCGTTAGGATTGATAGCAGCTTTTGCCAGATAATCAGCATCAACACCAATGTCAACAATACCTGCCAAGTCCTTTGACATCCCAATCAACTCAAGTTCACTTGCCAGAGTCTTCTCTTTCCAAGGCAGGTAGCATCCTTTGAGACCAGCAGTTCCTTCAGGGTTACTTGACCGGGGCATGTTCTTAAAATGCAGGAACTTGTTTCTCGGGATAGTTACTTCAGAAACACCGTTGGTCGATACACCAATACGTGAAGGATTCTGCTTAACACCTTGAACAATCCCCTGCTTGTCCATCACCCATCCTGTGAGTGTATCCTGTGGACGAGAGGGCAAATGTTTCCACTTAATCTTTCCTTCCCAAGTTCCTTTGGTAACACGAGTAAATACTTTCTCGTTAATTTGAAATCCAAAGAAAATATAATCAACAACCTGACCAATGAAATCTCGCCAAGTTTGATCTTCCATATTGCTCATGCAATAACTTAGGAATTCTGCGGCTTCTTTTGACTGCTCTGATGAACCATCTGGGTACGTTGCATACCACTGAGGCTTTGTGATCATAATCTTTATGAAGTTCACCAGAGAAGCTATGGTAGGATCAAGCATCATCTTGCGGTAGGTTTCACCAGCGTAAGGCCACCTCAGTTCGACCTTGGAATTCTCATAGACATATCCTGAGACTTCCTTCAGACCAGTGTAACCTATCGCAGATAGATTCATTCGACTGGTTGCGGATTCTTCGCTGGCGACACCTGCGGGATCTACCCGGACATTGTCTGCCATATTCAATAATATCCTCTTGTGTTGTGTTCATAAGAAATGAACAAGGAGATTTGGTAGACAACCAAAGGTTCCTTTGAATTCTTTTAGAAGGTTTTGGGAAATAGTCCCCAATAACAACCTTCTACAATAATACTTTAACAGAGAAATCTTTAGTTGTCTACACTAATCATTCAAAAGCTAACTATTTTGTGGTATAATTGGAAAGATTCTTCTGAATCAGTCGTAAACTGTCTTGTCAGGACCAACATTAGCTTCCCGAAGAACAAAAATTGTGTCCTTATTCTTGGCGGTTTGTCGGGTAAACTTTGCTTCGTCAATAGCACCCTTAGAAACCTTACCACATACTTTGACACTGCTTCCGTTTCGATAGAAAGCATTGAGCGCATCTGCGATCACTTCTAAAACCTCACTCTTACCTGTCCCTGTTTCTCCACAGACAGTCACCTCGATAACCTTTGTTTTCATTGTAACTCCTGTATCAATCGTAATACCCTGTTTCATCCTTGTGTTTCTTGAAGGATGTTGGACTAGAGCTTGAGAATTCTCCTAGAGAGAATTGGGGGATTACTTTTTCTCTTGAGAGACTGTTGAATGCTGATGCTGTGCAATCCACGAAATCGTCCTTGCGACTCGCAGAAGATCTCTCTCCCGTGAATGACTCAAGTTCGTCTAGGTATTGCTTCAGTACATCAGGGTCCCAATCTTTCTCTACGAGATACACCTGACCGTTTTGGCAAGCTGTAGCAAACGGTTCAAACTTCTGCAACTTAGGTTTCGTAGGGGGCATTGGGTCTTTCTTGACAACAAAACCTTCCTCAAGAAACATCTTGGTTGAGTGTCTGAACGCATCAGCACCGGCCCCACCGGGATCTTGTGGCATTATTAGATAAACGTCTCGACCATCGTGTTCTGCTTGGTTGAGAATCATCATATCACGCTCACCAGACTTCTTCCTGAAGCGCGTACCGTTGCACAGATAGAAATTCCCATGCTTATCCTTGTACATCTTTACAGAAGCTGTATAGTCTGGATGACGAAGGTTGGGGTTGGGTTCTTCTGATGCCTTATCCCATCCTCTAACAGCCTTACAGTTCGGTGGTACAGCATCTATCTTGTGCAGCCATGTTCTATCAAAGTACATCGCATGGTTGTCTGAGACATACCAGCAGCCTTCTAAGAGTTGCTTACGCTTGATCTCAGGCAAAGACTTGAGTATGTCTTCGTATCCCGGCTCGAAATCAGTCAATGCCTTGTTATCAGAAAGCACACTTGGGATATAGGAATAACTTTGTGGGTTCTGGTCAGGGAACCTTTCTTTGAGAGAATCATAATCCCAATCTGTATATATGTCACCGCCTTGAATGATGAAGTAGGCGCGTCTTCCTGAATACTCCCGTATAGGATAACCTTCGTCGTCCAGATATCGCTTGATGAATTCAAGAACAAAATGCCCACTATCGGGGTTCATCGTACAGCGCATAGCCGATGGCATCTTCGCCATAGAACGCAAACGAGACCTTATAATAGTGAACTGTTCTTCTGTAAACATTGTGTTCAAAACAGGACGCTACTCCTGTCCCCGCAACATTACTTGCAGCTGCATGTTACCATGCAGATCAGACTATATCACGTTCTTCTTCAAGATACCGAATAGCACTTTTCATGATTTCTACATCATCCAAAAAAGCACCTAAACCTCGGTTGCAATGTCCACAAATAAACCCACGGATTACATTAGTTGTATGACAATGGTCTATATGAAAATCTCTACCTGTATCTTCACGCCACTGCTCGTAATCAATACCACAAATTTTACACTTGAAATCTTGCTCACTCAACATAGCATAAACGTCACCAGAATCTAGTCCGAACTTTCTGTAGCGAACTTGATCCCGTGTACACTCTTTACACTGAGAAGTTGACAATCTAACTTGTCCAATATCTCTTTTGTAATAAAAATGCCCAGCACCCTTCTTTTCTTTGCATGTGCTGCATTGATATAGAGAACCTTCGTCTATTAATTGCTGGTGAAAGACTTTTGCATCTTCTTTAGAAATCTGCTCTCTAGATGCAACCATCTTGTCTCGTGATTTCTTAGTGCAGCTTTTGCAATAACACGTTAGTTTATCTTTGGTTTTATGATTTCTGTTAAATTCCGAGTAAAGTTTTACCTCTTTACAATCGAAACATTGCTTACTTGACATTAAAAAGAACCCCTTGTGTTTCAACCGCCATCGCTTGCGGCTTACAATTAGTCGTTACACCTTCCTGTTCGCACAGGCTCGGCTCGGTATTGCCCTTAATTACTCAGTATATACTAAATACCAAAGGGTGTCCACCGAATTAACAAGGGTTTTCGATATGTGTCACCACATAAAGGCGCATTTAACCACGCTGGAATTCATCAAAATATACCCGAGACAGCTCGCTCCCGAACCAAGCCATTGCGTCTTTTGTATTCTGCAAATAACTGAAGCGTGTCTTAGCACCAGAAGGCCAGATTATTGTTTTATCTTTATCCCTTATCCTAGCGCCCGGTAGAAGCTTACCTTGCTTCGGCCCACTCTGATATTTTAAGAATGGGTCGTACATCTTCAATGCCATGGGCCATAAATTTGTGTCTATTTCGGTAGTTGTATTCATTAGTGTTCAACAGAAGTCGTTAAGTTCTGCCCGCAATCAGCTTTATGTTTCCATAAAGATCAGACCATATCACCACCCTTGCGGGTGCTCCCCGTTTCGACTCACTTGAGCCTACACCTTGCGGTTGGTCGTTGCACCTTGCTTATTAAGCCTTGGCTCAGGATCATCCTCGACTTTACGTTAGGACTTCCCCTGAATTAGAGGAGTTATTCGAGGCAGATTTCTCTACCAAGCCGCTACAATTAACGGAAGAATACCGAGAAATAGTTTGGATCGTTAATATACTTAAGGTTGTCGGCAAGTATTGCCCACGTCTTACCCAAGATTTCAACAGTCTTCGCTACAGACTGCCCGTTATAAAACTGCTACACGTCTCCGTGCAGATAAGATCATATCTTCACCTACAGCGATACTGTTTAGGTGCCTGCCGTTTCGACCCGCTTGAGTCTACGTCTTTCGACTGATCGTTGAACGTTCCTGTACTTTACAGGCTTCGCTGCTGATTGTCTCTACCAACAAGATTTTCAGGGGTCGCTGCTATGTTTCCATGCAGTAGCCTACTTATTGTCTGACAAGAGTTCCCAGCAATTAGACAGGTTGTTTACTAGAGATTTCGCTCTAGGGGAGCAGTAAGTGAGAACAAATCTCATTACCCCCGGCACCACCGCCATAAAATACATAAGTTTCATCGGCCCTGAGGAAGCTCTCCTGCGGACCTTTTTGTGGACTTATAACATATTGACCGTTACTCAATATAAACCTCCAAAATTACCATTACTCACTCCATTTGAACAAAGGCTGAACATTGTCACTTTCGCTTTCTTTAGTCCCCCCTTGCTCACCATTGTATTCTTCTTCAAACTCTTGAACAACTTTCTCAGACTCATCCTTCATCTTCTCGAAGAATGCAATAACATCGTTAGCTGCACTCCGACGAGTAGCCGCAGGAGCTTCTTGGTCATTCATTACATTCCTGATGATATTATAAGCATCCAGAACGTCCTGAGATACCTTATACTCAAGCTCTCCCCAAGTCCGCAGATTCTTCCGGGAATCCAATATCTTCTTGTTCATACCCTTCTTACGTCCACCGGGATTACTTGCGTTATTCGCTTGTTTACCTTTTGCCATTTATGCTCTCCAAAGTATTCTGTTGCAACTCCCCTAATTATTTTTACGTTCATCTATTGACAAACAGGGGTGTTTTGTTGTATTACACAATAGAATACTCTGTATTGCTAATGGTTGTCAAATGATCACCCTTTAATATCCAGAACAATCATACGGCTGGCTCACATCACCATCTTCAGCATCCTGAAGAACATACCTGTGATCATACACGTAATTGTAATTACCAAAAGAAGCACTCCGGCAAACCCCACACAAATCTTCGAGTTCGTTACGAGCATCTTTTGAACGTTTGTTACCGATATAGAGTAAGTCTTGGTTACACCCTTTGCATTTTGTGGAAATCTTACACCTCCGAATTATTTACCACAGCCGTTCAAAACTATAGTCCTCTGGGTATTCATTATCAGTGATAGGTAAGTACACTAATGACCCATCACAGTGTTTTTGAAACTCCCAGTAAAACCCGCCACAGTCGCAGTGTACGCCTAAAAATTTATACACTGCCCCAAAGTCAACCTCTATAAAAAATTCGTTTAGGTGCTGATTCAAATAAAAACTCCAATCAACAGGAACTTCCATAAATCACTCCCCAATCCAACCATAACTTTCTTCATAATGTTCATCTGCCAAACTACATACAACACTGGGATCAGTCAGGGGCTTACTAACGATACCACCTGTTACGTGACAATATACTTTTGGGACACTGTCAAGAATCATACGATAATCGTGAAGTTCTCTCTTAAGCTGATTTATGTTAATATTACCATTTGAATCTTCTAAAATCTCTTTCCAGAAACTTTCATAAGTTTCTTCATAATCTTGCATAATCATTCTCCAAAAACAAGTTCCGTCATCTTTTGTTTGACACTCAGAGCCTCAATAGAATTTAAACTAGACATACCAGAAGTCAACACCACAGAACCATTCCCAAGAATAATCGCAAGACTCTGTGGCTTAAACTCCATTGTGCTATCTTTACCAACAGTCACCTCAAGATAATCCACATCATTCTCAAGCATCTCTCTGAGCAAGCTGTGCTGTCTCTCAAGCGTGAACATCATAGATTCGATAACTTCCCTACGGGATACTGTGGAAACCTCGTCAGAGGCTCCAGAGGAAGTCTCAGGAGGATCTTTGAGTTTCCTGTGCTCGTCTAGGTTGATTATTTGTGTCATACCTTCCCCCTAAGAGCAGATAAACATTTTATGTGCCCTTGCAATATGAAAATCGAGAATCTTTAAATCAATCATGTCTGCGTCATCAACAAGAATACACTCACGTTGACACCCAAGGAGCTTTTCAAAATTAGTGCAGGGTAACACATGAATGCCTTCACCATATTCTAACAGTGTGTTTTGTTGTTTCATCTGGGCAGATTCTAAGATTTCCTTGGGCATCCTCATCAGGAATTCTCTAGCACAAACATCGTTTGGCACAAACACTGTCACGGGCTTGTCCTGAGCTTCCACCAATGCCATCGCTCGAAGTAGTGTAGTCTTACCAAGACCTCGCTCGTCCCTAGTTGTGTACCATCCCTGAAGCCCATAGGTGCTTTCCGAGAAACTCTTAAGTCGTCTTGACTGCTCTTGTGTTAATGTCATGGTTAAAACTGTCATATGCCCTCCAAAGTATTCTATAGATATTCTTGAAAGAACTCTAGTAATCTTAAGAATAACAATACTTAAAACAATAAAGAAAAATAGTAAAGAAATTCTTAAGAGATTACTAAAGAAACTTTTAATAACAATCCCCCAAACCCCCTTATGCCTCTACTTACTCAGTATAGGGTAAAAACCTGAGTACGTCAACACTAGGTTGCTAATTATTTCAAAAGAATTTTCTTTAGTGGTTCTCTTGACAGAATTTCCTATTGAGGTTACACTATGATCAATAGAAGAGCATAGAAATGCAGTAGTACACACAAGCTACTCAAAAACCTTCTAAAGATTCCTTAAGAACCCTCTTGACACAGGGAGATGAAGAAATGAAAATCTCCCAACCCAAGAACCCCTTGAGATACTCTAGAGTATCATAGGATTCATTACAATGTGTTGGTGTGTTGTTTTCTTCCCTCACACCACGATTCTGTAGAAATTCCTATGACACTGTAGAAAATTCTTAAGATATAGCAAAGAGTGTAAAAATTGTTATGTTGTGTGTTGACATTTGCCATCACTGGGTGCTAGAGTGCACTTAAACATCCTCACGAATACCGGTTACGCCGTTAATATGTGAGAAATTTTTAAGATTAACTCAAGAGGTAACAGAATGACGAATCAGTTGGATAAATCGATTGAAGGTGTGATAAAAGCGTGGTTCGACTACAACCCAGAGACAGGGGAGATTAGTTGGAAAGAATGGGTGTCTCCCGATTGGTATAAACTCAAGGGTGCATACAATAATTATATGAATGATCGTGCTGGTACAACCGTCACCTTCGGTAAGAAATCAAGCGGTCACCTCTATACAGGAGCAGGAGGTATCAATCGTATCTATGCTCATCGAATAGCATGGGTCATATCTCAGGGTAGCCTGCCCATACATTATATTGACCACATTGATGGAAACCCTGAGAACAATAAGATAGAAAACCTAAGAGATGTTACTCATAAAATTAATCACAGAAACCGTAAGATGAGACCTGATAACACATCGGGGTACACTGGTGTGACTTTAGACAAGAGGTTGGGGAAGTGGCGAGCAAACGTGCATATCAACGGGAGGTATAAATACCTCGGTTGTTATGAAAAAATAGAGGACGCTGTTGACGCACGTAAAAGATTTCTTTCAGATCATCCAGAGTTAGGTTTTACTAACCGCCATGGCGAAGAGTGATCAACATTTAACAAACAAAGGAGACCAAATAATATGCCAAAGAAACCCCACATCTCATCGCACTACATCATGACAGAATTCGATTGGTTCCTTGACGATGTATCTAACAAACGATCAATGGAATTCTCAGAAGAAGCCAAGAAGACTGGTCGTGCTGAGATTAAGCACTTCCGAAGTGTATACGAATACAGCATGTGGAAAGATTTCAATGACCTTGCTACAGAACCCTTGGAGCAACTTGTGGGGAACATCTGAAGGTGGCCCTGAGGCTTCCTATGAGAGCCTACACGAGCTTTTCTAGGAATACCCGCTAGGGCAGCTTAGGGGTAGTCTTAGACAGCCTCAGAGGCGACGAGAGAAGGTAGGAGGAATTGCCATGAATAAAATTGCAAAGCCCGTTATAGCCGGAGTAGACGGCAATTTGAGAATATATGCCGCAGATAATCGTGGCGGCGAAAGCGGATTACTTTGTACAGTGCATAAAGGACGCTCTGCGCTTAATGAGATAGCTAACGTGTTGAACAACTACGATTCCCTAATAAACATTCTAGAACAAGCCACAGAAATTCTAGAAGGGGGTCACGAATACACTATTTCACAAGCAAAGCATAGATTGTCAGTAATCAGCACTGCAAGAACTTTGCTTAATAACCTGATACCCCCGGAGAACATATAATGACAGACCCAAGCAACAACACACCCTTTGGAGACACACTAGCCTCCTTTGGGTTAATCCACGGAACCTACGTGGTGAAAGCCGATGGTTGGCAGATGTGTACCACCAAAGACTTCTCAGAAGCACTACGGGAGTTTCGCCACTGGGCTATACAGCTACAATCGTGTTGCCCAAGTATGGGCGATAAGGTTACTTTGGAAATTTTACTGTAGGATAAATCTATGAACATACTGAAGAAAATTGTAGACATCATTTGGCCTAAGTGTCCTTCTGGGATGAACCACAGAGTGCGCTTGAGTGTTGTAGAGAACTGTCTAGGAAACTTATACTGCTGGCATCCCGACTGTGTGCTTGAGAACAGAAAGGTCTGTGAGCATCTCCAACACGAGCAGGAAGAAGCAACCAAGAAGCAAGAGATGCTGGAGATTGCTCAAGAAGTTTGGGAGAAATTCATCAAGGAGCAAAAGAAACTTGACACAGATTACTTTCAAGTAATTGATGATAATCGTATGGAATTATACACTAAAAACTAGAGGTGTTTATGGAAATCTTGATGAACCCCGAAATAATGTGCTTGCTTGCAATCCTGTTCGTAACGCTTACGATTGTATCGTCAGGAATCATGAGTATGCTCTGGGGGAGCTGTGCTATCGGGAGTATTGGTGTTATCTGGTGGCATATTATCACCAGTGATGCAGATGACGAATTTTAAGGAGATTTTATGGAACAACTTTTGGTAAATAAGATTAAATGCCCAGACGGAACTGTGCTTACGTCACGTCATCGGCATGATTTTCAGATGCACGTTCAGGAAGATGGGCGGGAATTTTTTGTAGATGGTGGTCTCACATACCAACGCATTGGATTCTCTGACCAAACTTTCGAAGACTTATCATGCTACGTTGGAGATGACCACGGAAAGATTCGTGAGCATTTTGAGTGGACTCGTGTTCTTGATGCTAATAGTGAACGTCTGCCGAAGCCTGAAGTGGTTCTTATGAAAGACATCACGGACGATCACTTGGAAGCTCTGGTGCATTGGACTGCCGAGGATTATCCTGAGTATATTCATAAGGTGTTTGTGGATGAGCAAGCGTGGAGAAATTCTCAGGGTAATCAGTAGACATTCTGGGGAATTTCCATTAAACTATGTAGGTATGGGGCAACAAAGGAGATACAAGTGTGACACCAGAAAGCGTAATTGTGACAACTACAGAAGACAAATATTTCCTAGATTGCATTGAGCAATTTTGTGCAGATGACCAACACGCTTATGTGCAGTGGTATAATCACGAAGAACGGCAAGTGGTTACTCGGGAGATTCTTGGGAAAATCTTGAGTGTTGTTATTGTTTAGAATTTAGATAATAGAGGAGACGATATTATGTTCAAAAAGTACAACAGTCTTGAGAATGCTTATCGGCAAAAGTTTGTAGATGCCTGTGCAGAACTCGGGGCACCTGAGTGGGTAGCCCTTGAGAAAATCCACGGGGCAAACTTTGGGTTCCTTGTCAAAGGTGGTGAAGTTACACCATTCAAACGCTCAAGTGTAATTGGTGCAAACCCAGATACAGGCTCTTACGAATTCTACGGGTGTAATCCTGTTGCAGACACGTACAAAAATCTGGTGAAAAACATCGAAATTGTGTTTGACCAACCCGTGCAAATCTACGGTGAGCTTTACGGCGAAGGTATTCAAAAGGAAGTTCAATATGGCCAAAAAGACTTCATCGCTTTCGATATTTACCTGATGGATGATGGTGTGTTTGTTGATTGGGATGTTGTAAAGGAAGTTTGTGCAGACTATAGTATTCCGACAGCACCTGAGATTGCTCGTGGAACTCTTGAACAACTACTTGAGATTTCACCTGAGTTTGACTCTGTTGTAGCCAAGCAGAACGGTTACGAAAGTAAAGCTGAAGGGATTGTGATCAAACAGTTGCAAGACGAAGCATTTCTGCGGACAGATTCGCGGGCTATCATTAAGAACAAGTCTAAGAGTTTTTCCGAGAAGAAACAGAAAGCACCCAAGAAGCCGTACAAGATGCCAGAGAATCTTAAGACTATTTACGAGGACTTCTCTCAGTATCTTAACGAGAATCGCTTGAGTAATGTCCTGAGTAAGATTGGACAGGTGACACAGAAAGACTTTGGCAGAGTTCAGGGAATGCTTGTGCAGGATGCTAAGGAAGAATTTGAGCGTGATGAATATGAAATTTCCAAGGATGACTGGAAAGCTCTTGCGAAAACTGTTGGCAAAGATGCTGCTGAAGTTGTTCGTAAGGATTGGTTGAATATTCTTGATAATAAGGGGTGATGATATATAATGATTGATGATCGTAATGGTAAGCCAAAGTTTCCTTGTGCTCATGTGAGCTTTCGAGACTTAAAGGCGATTGGTATAGATATCCAAACAGAAACTTTTGAGAAGACTAAACCAGACGGGACAACGGCGCTTGCTGTAAAAATTGTGAAAGTAACCAAACAAGGTTCAAGTTTTCCAAAGAGTCACATGCTTGAACTACTTTGGATTATGGGCATAGATTCCACAGAGAAAATCTGGGTAGAAGCTCCAAAACTTCATAGGTGTTTGAGCCAGAAGGAGCCAGTCTCAGACTTCCGCTATGGAGGTAAAGAGCGCACTGACAGAGATTTCTTGTCTAGTGGTCGAGCATCTATGGTTGCTCACGTTTGGGCCAGTAAGATGGGTGGAATTGAAGATGAATTAGAGAAGTTACGCAACGGAGGAAGTGATTAGTGTCAAATTATACACAAGAGAAACTTGAAGAAGCTATGGCGCTTGTTGAGGATGGCTTGAGCCAGAGAAGTGCTGCTATTATTACTGGGGTTCCGAGGTCAACACTCGGGGATAAGTTGCGGGAAATTAATGAGATTAAGGGTAAGCCCGGTGAAGGCCCTGATATTCTTTTCATAGACGTAGAAAGCGCACCAATTTTGGGCAATGTGTGGAGACTCTTTAAGCAAAACGTTGGTCTCAACCAGATTGAACGCGACTGGTATCTTCTAAGTTATGCTGCTAAGTGGGCCGATGAAGATTATGTCTACTACAGTGACAAGCGAGATTCTTGGGACAACGAAGACGACAAAAGTTTACTAGAAGAAATCTGGATGCTGTTGGATCGTGCGGATATTGTAATTGGACACAACATGCGTAACTTTGATCATAAGAAGATCAACGCGAGATTCCTGCACAATGATATGTCTCCGCCTAGTCCCTATCGTATCGTGGATACACTTGAGATTGCTAAACGTGCTTTTGGATTCACCAGTAACAAACTTGCATACCTCACAGATAAACTTTGCAAGACATACAAGAAGCTAGAGCACGGGCAATTCCCTGGTTTTGAACTTTGGAAAGAATGTTTGTTGGGTAATCCTGCTGCATGGTCTGAGATGGCAGAATACAACAAATACGATGTCTTGAGTTTGCAGGAGCTTTACGAGAAACTTCGTCCGTGGGATAGCCGTGGACCCAACCTCAACTTGTATTACTCAGACGTATCTGTTCGGTGTAGCTGCGGAAGTGATGATCTTAAACATTCGGGGTATTGGTACACAAACCTTAGCAAGTTTGACCAGTTCACTTGTAATTCTTGTGGTGCTCATGTACGCGGTCGCGTGAATTTGCTTACGAAAGACAAGCGTGATTCTTTGAATGCTAATATTGCTAATTGAGGTCCTTTATGGAAATTTGGGTATATTCTTATCAAACTGACGCATATGGTGGCGGTGATTTATTTGTATCTTCCGAGGGTAAAGTGTTAGGCGAAATCTACGAGGACGATGGCAATTGGAGACACGAATACTTCAATCCAATTTTTGCAAATGCTAAGGTTCACATTGTAAACGGTGGATGTTTTACAGAAGATAATACAAAACTATACAGTAAACTTAAAGATTATCTTGGATAAGGAGATTTTATGAGCCAGATGGAACATAATAAAGGCACACTTCTGGAAGTAAGCTGGGAAGCAATTGTACTGGATTACCCAGAAGCAGACCCCGAAGATCTTGAGTGGACCACCGAAGAAAACTTTGTAAGTATTGGCGACAAGTTTTACCACGTGAAGTTTGAAGTCAGGCGAGCAGACTTAGATTACATCAACAATTTAACTGATCTTGGTCTTGGTTTATACGAGTTTGAAACCTACCACTATAACGGTGGTGCGTATTGGACAGAACTTGTTGAGAGAAAACTAAAGGAGATTGTATGAACAACTTAAAACTTTACGAATTCTTCTGGGATTGTGGTCGCATGGGGGATATTGACGGGATCTTTGTAGCAACTGAAGATGAAGTCAAGTCGGCTTTCGGAAAAGAAGTTTACTTTGGTGAGGTTCTTGGTAAGCACTCAGAAATCTATGGAGTGTTCCAAGAAAACGATCTGAGAGTTTTGTCTGAGGATCAAGAGAAAATCCAGTGGCTTGTGGATTTGATGAAAGGTAATAATATCTCGGGTTTCAACCCACTAGAATATCTCCCCGAAGACGACGAAGAGGAATAAGATGGACAACTTTGAAAACCCGCTGTCTGAGACTCTGGATATATTTTATTCTTGGGGATGCCCCCGAGGAAACCAAACCAAGAAAGCACAAAAGAATTCAATCAAATTTATCCGCGAAGAACTCAAAGAGCTTCAAGAAGCTGTAGACACCAATGATCGTGTAGCGATGCTAGACGCATGTGCGGACATCCTTGTTATTACGCTGGATTTCGCCTACCGCAACGAACTTCCGATTGAAGAAGGTTTGATGATGGTGAACATGAGTAACAGCACCAAAACTCTCATTGGAGATGAGCTGGAGAACTGTCAAGATTCCCTAAATGCTCTTGCTGCGAAAGGTTACGAGGGGTTGCATGTGGTACGTGCAGATTACACAGGTTTCGAAGAGTTCACCCCGACAGGTTCTATTGTTGATAGAGACGGTAAGGTTAGGAAACCTCTAAAATTTGTAGAGCCACACTTGCAACTGTTGTTTGAAAAGTCAGGAGAAGAACAATGAGATATGTAAGAATATCGCAAGAACATTGGGAAGCCTTGTGTGATCTTGTATTCGCAGTGCGGCAGGGTAATCTTGTCAACCTCACGGACGCACTTGATTATCTGCATGAGGTGAATAGTTATCCACCGGAAGGGGTCGCGCCAAGTAATCATTTTGGACTTTCAACAATGATTACTTGCGGAAATATCCTCAAGATTGCCCGTGAGATTGAGCGGGTTCTAGGAGAAGAACAATGATTTCCTCAAAAAACTCCTTGCTAATCTCCCTGCTGCTGATTATACTAGCAATCGGTGGCATAATGATAGGCGGAAGCATTGCCTTCACTGGTGCCTGTATGCTGTTCATAGCTTCTGGTGCAATGTACCACAAGAGTTCTGTTGATGCTGATGTGGAGGAATTTCAACGGCAGATTCAGGAAGGGCTTGTAGAATTTGACGAAGAAGCTGGTGAAATGTCCGAGATGGTGGTAGACTTGAACGAGATTTCAGAGAGCGATAAGGAAGTCGTTCAAAGGCTTTTTGGATTTGAATTTGAAACTGAAGAGGTACCGGAAGATGATTCGAGCAAGATTTAAAGCAAACCCAGACGACCCAAGACCTATCAAATGGCCGATTAAACACCCTTTCTGGATTACCGGCGAGGGCTTTGGCTACTCTACAGTTGTTGCCTATGCAGATAACGAAGATGAAATATTAGAGAACTGGCCAGAAGCTGAAGAAATTGATAGTGAAACTGTAGAGGACTATAATTTCACGTCAAGATTTTCAAAACCAGATTGGTTCAAGAAACAAGAGGAGAACTAAGAATGACTGAGAACGCAATTAACGTAAAAGACCTGAAGAAATATGCACAAGAGTGGAGCAATTCCCAATTGGAAAAAGAATCTCAGGGTGATCTTCAGAAGAGCATCGTAGAAACCGCCTCCGAGAAATTAGGCATCGAAAAGGTAGACTTCCGACAGTATGCTGACCTTTACTTCAAACTCACGTACAAACCTGAACTGTTCGAGAAGATCGAAGGTATGGCTGAGAAAGTTGATGTGATTAAAGGTCTTTAAGGAGGATATTATGAAATTTCCAATTCTAGGGATTCTAGGATCGATCTTTATTACACTTAAGTTGACCGGACACATTGCTTGGTCTTGGATCTGGATTCTAGCACCATTTTGGATTCCCGTTAGTCTTACCGTACTCGCAGTTGTTGTCTTCGTGGTTAAGGAGTTACGCAAATGAGCCTATCAAAAGAAGAATTCCAGCGACTAGACTTTGCTGTACGAGAGATTGAAAATATTCTTGGGGATGTCAGTATGCTTTCTTGTGTAAGTATTCTGGCAGGACTGAAGCAAGACCCGAGTGTTGCCAATGTGATTATTGAGAATTTGCAGAAGATTGAACAGGAGATTGATAGCGACGATGCTTCCTAAAGTCTACTACGACGAACAAGGATACCTTCAGTTGATGCGAGACATCCTTGCAACTTCTGAAGTGTATCCTGATCGAACAGGGGTTGGTTGCAAGAAAGTGTTCGGGGCTTCTCTCGTGTTTGATTTGCGAGAGTCTTTCCCGAGGACTACTGTTCGCAATACTCCGCTTAGGTTTGCTTTTGAGGAATGGATGTTCTTCATGCGAGGTCAGACGGACACTAAGATTCTTGAGGATAAAGGCATCTACATATGGGCCGGAAACACCAGCAGAGAATTCTTGGATAGTCGTGGAATGACTGACGTTCCAGAAGGTGATCTCGGGCTTGCTTATAGTTGGCAGTTCCGTAACTTTGGCGCACAGAGGTTGGGTGAGGGTGTAGATCAACTAGAAGAACTCTTTTACGATCTTATGATTGACCCATTCAGTAGAAGGCATTACGTTACGTTCTGGAATACAGCCCAGTCACACCAGATGGCTCTACTACCGTGCTTCCACTCACACCAGTTTCATTGTGAGAAGTCTGGTGAATACATTGTGCTGCACCTGAAAGTGTTCTCAAGGTCATCTGATGTTTTGTTCGGACTTCCCTTCAACACGCAGCAGTATGCAATGTACTTGCAGATGGTGGCAGAAGCGCTTGGGTACGTTGAAGGAACTCTATTGATTTCTATGACAGACTCACATTTGTATTGCAATCAGCTTGAGTATGCACAAGAAACTGTTGAGCGGGAGATTGACACAGAGACTGTTCGCACGGTTAGTTTCAATAAACACTTAGGAAGTTTGGAAGATATTCTTGCGCTACAGTGGGAAGACGTAGAAGACATTGGAAACAATGTCAATAAGCAGCCTTATGTTTCAAAGAAGCCACCGATGGCTGTCTAGGAAATCTTTTGAGATTATTACAAAACTTAATTGGAGTTTGCACAGCTATCGCTAGTATAATGATGTTGTCGCTGCTGGAAAAGTGATGAGATTTTCTGGTGGCTGTGTGAGAAATTTTTAATTAACAGGGGAGAACACCATGCCTAGAAGACTGGATATATCTGGAGATTCTTATGGTAAGCTCACGGTGATCCAGTATTCACACCAAGATCGACACAAGAAATCTCAGTGGTGGGTGCAATGTGACTGTGGGATTTGCTTTACTACCAGTGGTGCAGCAATGAGAAAGGGCAATACGTTGTCATGTGGGTGCGTAAATAAAGAGCACATTAGAAACCTCAGTAAAACTCACGGTGGTTGCGGAAAAGGTGTAGGTGATTATCATCCAAACTATGCAACATGGATAGGCATGATTCAGAGGTGTACTTCACCAAAGAATACACATTACGGTTATTATGGTGGAAGGGGTATAAGAGTTTGCGAACAGTGGCTGGACGCTTTAAATGGACTAGACAATTTCACTAGAGATTTAGGGGTTCGTCCATCAAAAAAGCATAGCCTAGACCGGATTGACAGCAACGATAATTACACACCAGAAAATTGCAGATGGAGTCTACCCAGTGAACAAGCGTATAACCAAAGAAAGCGAAAAAACAATACTACGGGAAGGACTGGGGTATACCCTGAAAAATCAAATGGCACTTATTGGGTCGGAATTTGCGAAGACGGTAAATTCAATCGTGTAATGGGCGGTCTATCGTTTGAGAAAGCGTGTGAGGTAAGAACGCAAGAGGAGATTCGAATTTATGGTTACAGTAAGGAGTGATCGTTGATAAAATACATTAAGAAACGAGATGGCAGCACACAAGAGTTTGAGGCTGCTAAAGTTAACAAGTGGGGTGAGTGGGCAAGTAAAACTCTAGGGCGCTACGTAGACTGGAGCAGCATTGTCCTGCACACTGTCAGCACTTGCCCGGAAACGTGTTCTTCTGATCTTCTACAAGAAAGACTAATCAAAACTTGTTTAGATCAAGATTCGTGGTCATACAACCGTATGGCGGGTAGGCTTTATGCAGCATTACTCAACAAGCGATTCTACAGCGGTAGGCATCCAACAGTAAAAGAACTACACAACAAATTACAAGAACTTGGTCTGATGAAGATTCTAAGTTACTCTGACCAAGAATACGAAGAAATTGAACGGTTAATCAACCACAAACAAGATTTCAAAGCGGCTCACTTTGAACTTGAACAAGTGCGCAAGAAATATTCCCTGAAGAATCGTGTGACTGGCGAAGAATACGAGACGCAACAGTTTGTTTACATGCGAATGGCTATGGCACTCGCTGAAGATCAACCAAAAGAACGCAAACTGGATGATGTCAAAGCTTGGTACGAGCATTTTTCTAACAAGCGCATCAATGCACCTACGCCAAACTATATTAACCTTGGAACACCATTTAATGGTCTAGCAAGCTGTTGTATCTATAAAGCTGGTGACAGTGCTGCTTCACTTGCAGTTGGTGATCACATTGCTTACACCATGACATACATGAGTGCTGGTATCGGGTCATACCTTGAGTCACGTTCTCTGGGAGACCCTGTGAGGAAGGGTGCTATCAAGCATCAAGGTAAACTCCCGTACTTCAGAGCTTTGGATGGTGCTGTACACGCGAATCTTCAAGCTGGTCGCGGGGGTGCTTGCACAACATACTTTAGCGCATTTGATCCAGAAGTTATTGACATTACAAAACTCAAGAATCCCATGACCACTAAGGATAAGCAGATACGTGGTCTCGACTATGCAATGCTCCAGAATAAATTCTTTGCTAAGAAAGTAGCGAAGGGTGAAGATATATTCTTGTTTAATGTGGCATCTGCTCCTGATTTGACAAAAGCAATGTTCTCGGGAAATCCAGATAAGTTTGCTGAGACTTACGAGAATTATGAGCAAGACCCCAGTTTCAAAAAGAAGTGGGTGAATGCGCGTGAAGTTGCTCTGTCCCAACTGAACGAATCCTACGAGACAGGTAAAGCATATTTGGTGTGGGCAGACGAGATGAACCGTCACACACCCCACAATGATCCCGTACATACGTCTAATTTGTGCCTTGAGACAGGATTGCCGACAAAAGAATATGAAAGCATGGCGGATCTATACTCATACAACCCAGAGCGCGTAGGTGAGGTTGCCATGTGTAGTTTAGGTGCAATCAATGTCGCTAATATCAAAGATGACGAGCAGTATGAAGATGCAGCCTATTATGCGCTACTGATGATCGACAAGTGTATACACAAAGCTGATTATCCGCTACCACACGTAGGTGTCACAGCTAAATCACGCTTGAACGCTGGTGTTGGTATCATGGGTATGGCACACTACCTTGCCAAGAACAAGTTGACGTATAGTTCTGAGGAAGGTAAGCAGCTTATCAATGAAGTGGGTGAACGTCACGCATACTATGTAATCAATGCGTCCCTCAAGCTGTCAAAAGAGTTGGGCACAGCCCCCTGGATGAACCGCACCAAATGGCCCCAAGGCTGGCTTCCAATTGACACCTATAATCGGAGTGTGGATGGGATCGTTAGTTCTGATCTGAAGTATGACTGGGAGCCTTTGCGAAATAAAATTATTGAGAATGGTGGTATTCGTAATAGTTCTCTGATGAATCACATGCCCGGTGAAAGTAGCTCAAAAGCGTCTGGTACAACCAACGGTATCTACCCGATTCGTGAATTGACACTGATGAAGACCGACTTGAACAATGTAGTCTATTGGGCAGCACCGGAGGGTGAGCGTTATGAAAAATGGTATGAGAGTGCATGGGATATTAGCACCAAGGATTTGACAGATTGCTATGCCATTATTCAGAAGTGGACAGATCAATCTATTTCAGCAGATTTCTACCGTAAGATCATTGGATCAGACGCAGTGACAACAAAAGAGATGTTGACAGACTACCTATACATGACTAAGATGGGCCTGAAGACTCGCTACTATGTCAACAGCTATACATCGATCAACGGTAAAGTGCAGTCTTTAACGGAAGACGAGGAAGACTGCGAATCCTGTAAACTTTAGGAGACTTGATGGACAATAAAGTATTTAACAAAAGTAAATCAGATTACGGAGCAACATCATTGTTCCTAGGGGAGCCCGCTGGTATTTTTGACACAGTGAACAAGCAATACCCCGAAATTTGGGAATTGTATAAAACCATGAAGTCACTAGATTGGTCAGAAGACGAATTCAATTACGCCTCTTGTGTGTCAGATTTTAAGACTTGCGACAAAGCCACGTATGATATGATGATCAAGACTCTCGGATTCCAGTGGGAGGCCGATTCGGTTGCTAGTCGAATCAGTCCAATCGTTGGGTGCCTCACATCTTCTAGTGAACTTTGGGCAGCTTGGCAGCGGATCAGTGATAATGAAGTTGTACACGCTGCAACTTATTCGGAGATTGTTCGGAATAGTTTTGACGACCCATCAACAGTTTTGGATGAAATTCTGAACGTTGAAGAGTCCTTCAGCCGACTAGATAAAGTTGGCGAGGTGATGAGCAGGTGTTACCGAACAGCGCACAAGTATGCTCTTGGTGAACTAGAACCTACGCAAGGAGTTTACAATGATGCGTTCATGTTTGCTGTCACAATGCTTGTTCTTGAGCGTATTCAGTTTATGAGCAGCTTCGCAGTAACATTCAGCATCTGTGACACAGGTTTGTTTCAGCCAATCGGCAAAGCTGTGCAGAAGATCGCTCAAGATGAGCTTGAGGTTCATGCGGAACTTGACAAGGCGGTTATCCGAAACGAGCTTAAGACTGAACGTGGCAAGATTGCTATGGAGCAGTGCCGACAAGACATCAAAGAACTTGTTGAAGAAGTTATTGATTCAGAGGCTCGGTGGGTAGATTACTTGTTCTCTGAGGGACGTGAGCTTGTTGGAATGAATGCTGATATTCTCAAGCAATGGGCTTTATTTTGTGCCAAAGATGTTGTAAACTTCTTAGGTGTAGAGACTGAATACAAGTTTCCACGAAGCAACCCACTGAAGTTTATGGATAGCTGGCTAAACATTGGCAAAAGCCAAGGTAGTCCACAAGAAGAAGATATTGCCCAATATAAGGTGAACGTCATGCGCCGTGATGATGACGGTGTTGAATTCGATATTGATTTCTAAGGAGACAAATGTACACAATCTATGGTAAACCTGAATGTCCTTGGTGTGATCGGGTGAAAGACCTGTTGATCGCCGAAGACGTTCGCTACGTAGACCTTTCAGAAGATACTGATGCATTACGATACATTAAATCACAAGGCTTCAAAACTGTCCCACAGGTGTTCTGGAATGGAAACCTTATCGGCGGATACGAAGCAACCCAACAATTCCTAAAGGAGAACAATTAAATGTCCCAGAAAGACTATTTCATCAAAGAATCCGTAATCAACGCTTACACGATCAACGCATTTGCAGAAGCACTTGTCGAGGCAACCAAGCAAGGACTTGAGCTTGACTACGATTCAGCACGGCGTATCGGAAGCTCTTTCAGTATCTCTATCAAATCTCAGGAGGAAACACAAGTTGAAGCCGAAGAAACGCCAGCAGATCAGACAGAGAGTGTCGAGACGCAATCAGCAGATGAGTCTCCAGAGGAAATCGAAGAAAACCCTCTGCGAGAACTCCCAAGTGAAACTCAGCCGTTCACAGTAGACGACATCGAGGCTGCTAAGGGTTCTATGACAGAGTTGAATAAACTGGCAGAACCTGCTGGTATCTCTGGGCGTTCTAAGAAAGATTTAGTTAAGCAGCTTAAAGCATACATTGGTGCGTAAATAACAAAGGAGGTGACTGATGCAACTCAATCGAATTCTACAGGCAATAGCAAGTCAGAAGATTCATGGGGCGGCATCAGTTACCTTCCCTTGTGCTACTGCTGAGTTTTATGTGGAAATGTTGGATGCTTCTGAATACGAGCGTCTGATGAATTCTGAGGGAATCTTTGATGTATCCTGTCGAATGATTGTGGATGATATTGCACATGAAGTGAGGCTCAAGATTCGTTCTGAGGCTATGTTTTATCAATTGAGTTTTTGAGGAGGTGATATGGCAGGAATTAAGAGCAATGGGGGTAGTAGTACGTACTACGATATTCCACTAACACAAAAGATTCTCGATAAGATTCTTGAGCGTAGTATGGAAGGTAATGCTTTTATTCGCACAGAAGAAATTATTGAGGTGCTCGGGAGTGACTTCGAGATTGGGAATATTGCTAAAGCGTGCGTAAGAGCAGCCAAGACTATGCACGGAGAAGGTAAGGAGGGTAATGATGTTCCTTATGAAGCTCGGAAGATTATGTATAGCGGGAATAGGTTGCTTGAGAGGTTTGAGGAGTGAAGCCCTTGTATGCACCCGTCGCAAACAGCAAATGGTCTAAGCGATTCATTGATCTTGCTGAGCACATAGCACAGTGGTCAAAAGATCCTTCAACGAAAGTTGGTGCTGTGATTGTGCGACCTGATAATTCTATCGTGTCGATGGGGTACAATGGATTTGCAAGGGGTATTGACGATTGTAACCTAGACGACCGCGAGTTCAAGTACACCAGAACAATCCATGCAGAACTCAATGCAGTTCTGTCTGCTAGAACAAGCGTAGAAGGATACCATGCTTATGTGAGTTTATGCCCGTGTAGCAACTGTGCCTCTGCTCTAGTGCAAGCAGGAATATCTAAAGTGTTTTTCAGTCCAATCCCAGACAAACTTGTGGAGAGGTGGGGAAAGAGTTTTGAGATGTCGTTTGACATATTCAAGCAGGCGGGTGTAGAATACTTCGAAGTTAGGTAGAAACAAAGGAGACTAACTCTTGACTAAACGTAACCGGAAGGTAGTTGTAGAGGATCGTTGGGAAAAGAAGAAACAGAAAGGGAGAATTGTGGACGATAAATTTCAACACGAGACACTGCCGCCTATTCAGGCGAAGACAGAAGCTCAGAAAGAATTCTTCAAGTTGATGGTGAACAACACTGTAGTTGCTGCAATCGGCCCAGCGGGGACTGGGAAAACATACACCAGTGTAGGGACAGCCGCAGACAAACTCAAACGGGGCGAGATTGACAAAATCTGTATCTCACGTTCGTACCAGATGATGGGAAATTCAGCGGGACTACTCCCCGGTGATATTGCAATGAAGTTATCACCGTTGCTTATGCCCATGTTGGACGTGTTGGCAGAACGTCTCGGTAAGAATTGTCTTGAGACACATCTGGCTAACAATAATATTGAGATTGTCCCACTTGAGACGTTACGTGGAAGATCCTTCACTAACGCAATTTTGTTTATCGACGAATGTCAAAATACGACAGTCAAAGAGATGCACAGCATCATTACTCGCATTGGCGACAACTGCCAACTGATTCTTCTCGGAGATGATCGTCAGAAAGACATTAAAGGTTTATCAGGGCTTGAGTGGTACTGCGATATGGTGGACAAGTATGAACCAGAGGGCGCAGACTACGTTGAGTTCTCTATCGAAGACTGTGTTAGGAGTGACATCTGTTCGCAATTCTTGAGAATCATTGACGCGGAGGCTTCCCAGTGAGCCTAAACTTTATCCCAATAATCGCCCAATTCACCTCAGACTTCCGCCAATACACCATAGGACTACTCACTGTAGTCTTCCCTGACCACACAGCAGGAGCATTGTTCCACTTAGGTTACACAGAAGACGAAGGGCTCTCATTTGACATCTTTTGGCTCCAACTAATCCTACAGAAATTCAACTGAACTTCGACGGGGCTTCCTCAGTGGAGCCCTTGTCTATACTCTGCTTTCCCATTAGCATCTACGTATGCCCGCAACACTTCCTTCCGATTCTCCCCAAGATGGTTATGTGATGTATGAGCCCACCGACTCCCCTCAGAGTTCTCTTCCATTATCAATTGATCCCACTCCAAACCACTCTCATTAACAATCCATTCGCAAATATCCATAAGATTATGTTCTGGTGATATAAAGTCACAGGCGTTTCCTGTGGCGTGTTGAGAATCACTTACGCCACCAATAGCAACATTTAGGGCTGTACCCCTGAACCCACTTGTGATTATAATACGACCCCAGTGATTTCTTATAGGTTGCATGATAACATTCACTAACGCTGTTAAAGCAATGAGTTGTGCTTCGTTTGGCTCATTCTCAATCCCGAGTTGATCCGCTGTAGAACTTGCTGTGAACTCGGATCTATAGAAATTCTTGGAGAGCATGTGTAAAAACCTCTTGTGTTTTGAATAGAACTTGTGTACACTCTGAAAGTGTAAGGATAGACAGATGACTGTCTAATGATCAACATAAGTATAGCACATAAATTATACAGGAGATATTGATATGAAAGATGATAGAAGTTCAGCAATGACACTAGGGCAACTTGCGGAAGTTTTTGGTGAGGACACCCCCGTTTACTTCAAAGTATACTCTTGTGGTCAGAGCTCTGCTTATGAACTGATGGCTGTAGATGTAGAAATGGTTGACGGAAGACTTTACATTTTGAGCGATTTGAATTGAGGGGAATTAGTATGAGTAGTTACGCAGTGATTCACAGGTACGATCCCGATGGGGTACAGACCAAAGGTTTTGTGAAATTATTGTCAAGTTTGCAGGCATACGAGCAAGCACTTGAAGACTTTGAAGAACAAGTCGAGAAGGAATACCAGCGACAACTGTTGCAGATTCCAGAGCCTACTTGGTGGCAGAAGTGTCGTGGAACTAATTTGATTCTCCTTGAGATGCAAACGAACCCAACATTTCTCGCAGCACGTTCACTAGATCGCATGGTGGCAGAACACACGTACAAAGCTAAGTTGGATTGGTGGCAGTCAGATGAGCGTAAAGCATTCAACGGTAAAATGGATATGGCAAGGTGGTACGCACGATATTCCCAACTACGATCACTAATCCGGTGCGGCCTCACGTTTCATCTGGACGGACCTATGACTAAATTTGTGAATGAGTGGGGCAATCGTTATGACTGTTTTAAGTGAACTTGAGCAAGCATTCAAGGATCACCGACGCCGCACAGGAAATCAGCCACACACGATGAGAATCCATGAACAGCTTTGGAATGAACTTGGGTATGAACTAGAGCACAACGCAATGTTACGAGATGCAGAACAATCCGAGGACAAACCGTTGACATTCTACGGCGCAAAGGTTACTTTGGTATCTGACATCAACAACCCTGAAGGATTTTTCAGGTGGTCTATTCAGTAGATTAACATACAAGCGCCTACAGAGCCATACAAGGGCTTTCCAATGTTACCCACTAGGGTAGCTTAGGTTAGTTCCAGAAAAGCTGCTGTAGAGTGCGACGGACAACGAGAGAGAGTTAATATATGAGCGAGTCGAACTACAATAAATCTGAATATGAAGAGATTATTAAATCGTGGTTTCATTATGATCCCGAAACCGATGAAATATTTTGGGTAGAGTGGGTTTCATCTGATTGGTACAAAGTCAAACGGTATCACAACAAATTTTTAAAAGAGAAAGCAGGAAAGTTAGTAGAGTTTTATACCCATCCGAACGGATATTTGCGGGTACGTGCTGGCGGACACAGGGGTGTATATGCCCACCATATCACATGGGTACTGACACACGGAAAAATGCCAGAGAACCATATAGACCATATTGACGGGAATCCTAGAAATAACCGAATTGAAAATTTACGAGATGTACCCGCAAAAATAAACTACCGAAATCGGAGAATGTATAGTAATAACACAAGTGGTGAGGCGGGGGTTTGTTGGTGTAAAAATAAGGAAATGTGGTTGACCAGCATCAAGGTGAACGGTAAAAGTAAACATATTGGGTACTATAAGAATATAAAAGACGCTGTCAAAGCTAGAAAACAGTTTGTTGATGCAAATAAACAATGGGGTTTTACTGATAGGCACGGTAAAAATCAGTAGGCTTCTATATAAAGAGAGAGGAGATGCATTATGAGGTTCTTGTGTATCAAAGGGAATAAGCACTTCACCAAAGATGTTTTCTATGAAACAATTGGTGATATTGATTATGAAGTAATAGACAACGACGGAGACAATCACGAAATCCAATTTGTTGATGGCTCTACGTGGTTAGCTTGTGGGGATGGTTCCGAGTTTGTAGTGCTGTCAGATGTTACTAGTGGTGTATCAGACGAGTTCGAAGAAGACGAATGGAAACGCCTCGAAAAGAACACCCGCGTATGCACAGACGAATCCGTAGAATCTGCTGTGTGTGACGTAGCGTTCGCCTACCAACTGTCACGTATCCAAAGCTATATCAAAGAATGTGGCGCAGATGTTGAATTGGTTGTGTCAAAGAGCTATCTGGCAGTTGTCGATGAGCATTGCAAGGAATATCGCGGGAATGTTGAGCAGATTCTTCAGTTTATCAAAGCTGACGGACAAATGAAGAAGATTGCTGGTGAGATGGACCAGAGGAATTGATGAAAGTTCAGCGTTATTGGCACGTACGACAGAAAATGTGGGGCTACCTTGTGTGCCTCACTGTTCTGGATGAAGAATACAACAGTTTTATCAACCAAGATCATTGGGACAACCACCCGTGCCCTGTTGATTTGCTGAGAATTACGATAAATCGGTTGCAGCGTAAGGCTGTCGATGGTATATTTCCAACAACACGGGGAAGATTCCTGTGTGATTTGAACCTTGAATAAATTTATAGGAGAATTTTTATGAAACTTAAGTGTTTAGAACACAGGGGTGACTACCTAACGGTAGGACATTCTTATGAGATGCTGAACTACTGTGCCGAGAAAGATTCTTGTGAAATTATTTGTGATAACGGTGAACGAGCCTTCGTTTACATACCCCTGAGTGGTCGCGGTAAATTCAGAGTAGAATTTGATACACCAGAAACCTTCTCACTAGAACCCGACACAGTTCTCCTGCAAACAATAGCAGACTGGTGTGCCAAAGCAGATGCAGATGTCACCATCACGAACAACGGCACATTCAGTGTGTTTGATGGAACGACAGAAAAGCAGCTTGAGATTACGTCTGCTGAGAATCTGATTCAGCTTTTGCAAATTATGTACAGCTATAAGGAATCTTTGGAAGACTTTGGGGAGTGGGTGTAAACATGAGAATTTCAAAAGGAAAACCTGTGTTCGGACGTAAGGATACTATAGACTTCAGTACACTCGGTGAGATCATCCACGCATGGCTTGTGAAGTTCAAGGATGATTATGTGGAATTAGAACTCTCTGGTGTTCCTGTGGGGCACACACGAGAAGAATACCGAGAGATCATTGACAAGATGATCTATGCGTTTGCTGATGTTGAGCCTGAGTATGCTGGAGACATCTCTTGTGTCAGTGAGCTGATAGAAGGTTCCCAATTCCTCAAGATGGATGTTCAGGTGAGTGATGAAGATGCTTGGGATCAATATATGAAAGATTGTGATGAGCACCAGAGGAAGGTTCAAGAGGGGTTGGAGTTATTTGGAGAATACTATAGGAGTCTTTGGGTATGAAACACAAAAGAACTGCGTAAGCAATTTGCAGATAACAATCATGGATGGTCGGTTCGATGATATTCTTGAGTTTTGTCCTGAGAGGATTGAATTTCATGTTTATAGTTTTTAGGAGGAACTGATGAGTGTATTTGAGAAGATGCAAGAGATGGTCGAGAAGTCGCCAACACATGACTACACAATCCTAAAAGAACTCCTTGACCGCTTGCGATTGACTGCGTTATACTCTGATGAATACGAAATGTATCGAGCTTACGCTTTGGTGATCACAGACGATATTAAAACAGGAGACTGTGAACAATTCTTGTCGCTCGCTGACGAATACTGGAAGAAAACTGAAGAAGAACGTGAGAGAAATCTCACCCCGCACTAGGAGAGAACTAATGGATTACGACACCAAACTAAAGATTGGCACCAAAATCCTCAATGAGCTTGCCGAAGATGTCTACACAGTAGATTCTGTAGAATACACACACGATCATGGGGTTGTTGATGTAGTGGTCAAGGGATATTCTTTGGTGAGTGACTTTGAGATTAAGCATCTGATACAGGTGAGTGCGTTTGTTAGGTTGTTGGAGGCAGAATAATGGTAATCTGGAAAGATGTTAACGAAGTTTTACCTAAAGAACACTGTTATGTTCTAGTGGCTTGTGCTGGAGGAAATACTACTACAACATTTTACTCACCACATCACGAGCATTTTAAGATTGTCTATGGCGACAAAAGTAGCTACCGAAGGAAATATCTAGGAAAGTACAGTAGGCACTTTGACTTGGCTCACAAGTACGGCTACAAGATAATGTTTTGGACTGAGATTCCTGAACCACCAGAGGAAGTTTATATTGACGGAGAGGACACATGAACAAGTATCACCAGACATTACTAGAAAAAGGTTATCGGAAGCACGTACACGAGAGTTACAATCTCCTGCACATGACTGATACGCTCTATCAGAAGAGAATCACAGACGACACAGGTGTTCGCTATTTCATCAACGTGTGGTGGTATCCAGAGCGTCCTGTAGGAGACATGGGGCACGTTATGAGTGAAAGTGTGCAGCCAGAAGTTCAGATGAGTACACGAGACGGTACACATGTTAATCTTGAGTATTTGTCAGATGATATAGAGAAAGCTGAGGATTATTTTGATGATGTTTGGGTAGAACTTGGGATGGGTTATTATGAACGGTTCTGAACTTGGGAGAGTTTATGAAAATTAACGCAAACAACCTAAACAGACTAGAGAATGCTTTAGAAACCCTGTCAGACATTCTTGACACACAACCATCGGAGATTATATATGCTCTTACAGGCGTTTGTTTGATTAGCGAAGAAGAAGCTGGTGATATTCTGGAGATTATACAATGACCATCCAACAAATACAAAAGCTACAACATGCCCTTGAAATTCTCGAAAGCGTTACGGGGTATTCTCCTAAGTATATCCTGTGGTTGCTTGAACAAGGCTCAGATGTGTTTACAGATGATGAGCGGGAGGTTATTCTTGGGGCTCTTTTGAAGGGATAGGAGGAGGGTATGTATACACCAAGACCAAGAGTAACAATCACACATGAACCTTCTGGTATATCTGCGTATTGTTCTGAGTGTAGGACAGACAGGGGAAACCATGAGAAAGCTCTGAAACTTCTTAAGAGTCGTTTGTGGGCAGCGCAGCAGGTTGAAGTAGATCTGAAAGACATCACCGTTGAGACTTTTGAGAATGATTCTTTTGAATAGCTTGTGAAAATCTTGAGCGTCTCTTTGGGGTGCTTTTTGTTTTTGGTATAATAAATATAACACAACATATAACTTGATATTCTGGATAAAACACTATATACTCTTGTTGTGGGGAGTAAGCACAACAGTACATCCCCCAAAACTTTTAAACAGCAGGAGAATCTTTATGCAAATAGAATCAGATGTCCCATTTGAGGACAACAGCAAGAACCGTAAGTACCCTTGGAAAGATATGCAGGTGGGTGATAGCGTTTTGATTGAAGACAACACACACTCTGCACGATGCTCTGCCTATAGTTATGGAAAGCGTAACAGTAAAGAGTTTCGTAGTCGCACCGAAGAAAATGGAATTCGGATTTTCAGGACTAAATAACGGGAGTTAAAATGTTTTATCCAGAGAAAACTTTTGTATCAACCGGACAGAAGCAAAACTTTTACACACTCAGAAAGTGGGGAATTCTTAAGGATCACGCTGGAAGTGTTCGTAACACAAGTTTGCACGTACAGAACTTGTCCACAGAGAAAGACCGTGCCAGTTTGAAAGGTAAAGAGATCAGTCGTAAACTTGGTCTACCATTTGAACCAGAGATTGACTTTGATGTAAAAGAGATTCAGCGGAACAAACACAAGAACACTTTTGAGTTCGTTGAGGTTGCACCAGAAGAAGTGAAGGAAGGCAATTACGCCAATGAATATGAAAAAATCTGTGCAACGCTTCCTGACACAACCACAGAGAAACAAAAGAAAGCAATTGAGTCTATCTGCAACGGTGAAAATATTTTCCTAAGTGGTCCGGGGGGCGTTGGTAAGTCGTTCGTGGTTGGCAAGGTCTATAATAACGAAACATTGGTGTGTGCTCCGTCAGGTATTGCAGCACTAAATGTTGGTGGTATCACTTGCCACAGGGCATTTGGTCTACCATTGAATGTTGTTCTGCCGAAGAATTACTATGATTCTTTACCGGACAGTACACAAGCGTTTCTCATGAGCGCAAAGAAACCGAGAATTATCATAGACGAGATTTCTATGGTAAGAGCAGATATGCTACATCTGATTGACCAGAAACTTCAAAGGTTCTTCAGAAACAATAAGCCTTTCGGCGGTGTGCAGGTTGTGGTTGTTGGAGACTTCCTACAGATTCCACCCATTGTCAACAGTAATGATCGTGACGAGTATTATGTGGGGCAGGGGTATATCTCTCGGTATTGTTTTAGCTCCCCCTCGTGGAACTTCCGAATGATTGCTCTTACAGAAGTGATTCGACAAGAAGATAAACGACAAGTTGCAATGCTTGGTGCTATTCGTAAGAACACTGATAAGTCTGCACGGGCATTACGTGCTATTACTTCTGGTGCAAAACCTTATGAGCCAAACAGCGATATTCACCTCTGCACAATCAATAAACGTGCCAATGATATCAACGGTTGTGAGTATACTAAGGTGCAGGCGAAGGAACACACATTCTTTGCACGGTATACGGGTAAGTGGTCTGAGTCGGAACGTCCTGTAGATGAGTTGTTAAGGCTCAAAGAGGGCTGTCGTGTCATCATCACACAGAACAACCCGGAAGGTCTCTACATGAATGGTGACAGGGGTACTGTGATCAAGATTGATGGACAGACAATTGTTGTACTCAAGGATGACAACCAGGAGGTGTTGATTGAGAAAGGCAACTGGGAAAGATTCAAGTATGTTCGCAGCGGAGATCACGTAGAACCTGTTGTAGAAGCAACTTATGAGCAATATCCATTGAAACTCGGCTGGGCTATCTCTATCCACAAGTCACAAGGTATGACACTAGACAATGCTTCTATTGACGTTGCAAGAGGTTGCTTTGAACATGGCCAACTGTATGTTGCACTTAGTCGTGTTAGGAACCTTGAGAACCTATCATTTGTATCACACGTTGGACCACACAATATTATTGTTGATCAAGAGGTAATTGATTTTTACAGGAAAGCTGTAGCGGAGAATAGAAATGAGTAAATCAAAGGAGTTTGATGAACTGAATGAAAAGTATTGGGAAGAATACCAGAGAATCTTAGGTCGTGAAATTGACAGAAGTTCTTATGAGATTGCTAAATTGCAACTGGCAACCAAAGGTAGGAAAAAACTTCCAAATACACCGGACACACCCTGTAAAGAGATTATTGAGTTTCCAGAAGCACTACAAGCATATTCATACGTCCTAGAAAACAATAGTAGTGCTAAGGAGGCACTTGAGTATGTTGCAGAGTTCTTTGGTAAAGAAGACGGGTGGATTGACGAGGTGAAAAACAACAGATACCCTTCAGCCAAAGATGTTGTAAAGTCACACGATGACCACCCTGTTCAAAAAGATATGAAAAAGAAGGACACTATGGATCGTAATAGTCTGACACAAGCAAGCACACCCAACATGCAACTAAATAAGTTATCAAAGTACCGGACAATATACCAGCGACTAGATTCACTAGAAGATTCCGATGCAGATAAGCAAAAGAGAATAACACTTCTGGAAGCTAAGCAAATTATCTGGGAAGAAGATATTTCAAGAGCACACTCAGGAACAGGAGCATTAGCGTTACCAGACAAAGTATCTCTCCTGAAAACCGCAGGATACACTGACGCTGTGTGTGCTGAAGTGCTGGATGTTTCGGAACGAACTGTAAGAAGGCACAAGAAGACTTTAGAGCTTGTCCAAGAAGCTAAAGAATAATCCCTTGAAAACCTGAGCGACACGTTGGTTTCACACTTTCGTGCCCGGTTGTTTTTGACAATATTCCCTTTAATATAATAAGAAAAATAATAAGCAACCTAACAGGTCACAAGCATACTCAATTGTATTCACAAGAACGGGGAGAAATGAGGATGGTCACATCATCTCCCCTTCACCAGAACATTCTTAAGAGCTTCCCTGTATACCACCCTAAGGATATATAGACAATATCCCCTGCACACTATATCCCACCATAGTATTCCATAGATTCTCCTGTGTTCCTCACAGAAGCCTACACAAGTATTCCTAACAACCCCTACAGTATGCTCTCCTGTTCAAATAATCCCTCCTGTACGTCTCTGCATAAGCCCCTATGTATTGTGTCAATCATTAGCTTGCTTATGTTTGCAAAGGATGTGCAAAGAATACCTTAGTTTGATTGTGTTTATCTGGTGACACAGCTTGTGTTCTGTATAGGAATTCTTTAGTAATATCAATAAGATAGCTGTACACACCTCCTGCACAATACTCTTCTAAAAATTTCTCCTAAAAATCGCTTTGCTAATTCGATTGTGTTCTATGAAAATATCTTGGGAAATATCATCTGGACATTTTGGCCGTAGCCCTTGTATCAGAAGGTTTCTCAGGCAGTCTTGGTAATCATCAGATTCAATGTATGAGTGTTAAGATACCCCACTACGGCCCCCGCAGACATCCCACGAAATTTCAAAATATCAATAGCAAGCTATACAGTCACAATAGCATTCAATAGTTTCCTCATGTATTCACCAGTATTCCTGCCAGTGTATGCAATAGAATCTCTCCAGAGTCTCCCCTAGCTATCCATACCGAACAGTAGAATTGTCTCAAGTATTCTTGTGAATGTTCCACGTGGAACAATTGATCAGACAATAACAATAACAATCTGGTGTGAACATTGTGCTAACCATTTACATTCGATTAGGTAGCTTATGTATACAATAGTGTGCTAATGATTCATGCCAGAGTATTCTACTGTATATCTATACACTGTTCATGCATACAGTACTGATCAGATATACATATGTATAAGCATACAGTAGTTTATAGGGATATTCTGGAGAAAATACTTTAGATTATTTTGATGCTAACTATTGACAAATGATATTAAGGGATTTTGTTGGGTTTAACCAATATTCAACCAAATAGACAACCATAAGTCATTCAGTAGATGAATCAATCGAACAATCTTCATCGATTCCTCAGATATACACAAGCTAACATCGTGCCAATATTGTGCCAATCAATAGCAGCCAGTAGAACAGCCTACAATCGCTTATGACAAGCCTTTGAGCTACCCTAGCATACCCTACTGGCTAACCATAGAATAACCACTGTACACACCTGTACAGCCTAGAATTCAGACAAAAGAAAGCCGGGATAGTCTGTTAAGATTCCCGGCAATAGTTCTAATGTTATTGTGAGGTATGTTCTAGGGATATTCTTATGAATCTCTTTTGATTGGTCTAATAAATTCATGGTTATTTAATGGTAATCCAATAGACTCTAACCAATACCCGTTTGATGACCATACGTAAACAGTATTATTAGTTTGTTTATAGTATAGACCGTTGTGTTCACAATAGTGTGTTGCATCGTTTGGAATGTTCATTGTATAAGCTCCTAATGTGTTTTGACAGTTACGTATGAGAAGTCATTAGCTAATCCTTTGAACCAATCAGGTACACTAACAACAATCCTCTTCCCTGTTTCTCTTGCTTGCTTTTGTTGCCCTTGTATTTCCCGTTGCATAGCCAGTAGAAACACTTGTCTGTTATTGAGGTATGCCCGTGTTCTGGCTGTTCTTGCCTTACGAACATTGGGCAATCTACATCTGCCAGTGAATAGCTCGATTGATTGATAATTGATATTACCATCGTTGTCTAATGGAGCCATGAATAAGTATAGGCGTGTTTCTTTTGTTGTTTGTCCTATGTGAAATAATGAGTTTATTCTGAGGGCAGAATATAGGGACTTTTTAGATTGAATAGTGTTCATACGTTAACCCTAGAATCGCCAACAAAATAAAAGAAATCCGAACCGTTAAGACGTTCACCAGCCCGATCAGTTAATCCCGTTGTATATTCATTACTGGAAAATGTGATCAGGTATTGACCAATATAATCTTTATGAACAACATAGCCAACATTCCCGCTGTACACTTTTACACCACTGTCTACTAATTGCTTAATCTTGCGTATACGTTTGAATGTTTCGATAGACTTCAGATCATTTACATATTGCTCATGCAATGCCTTGCCAATTTCTAGCATTACGTCTGCCTGATCAAAGTCTAGACCATTGTGTTCTCCAAAACGTCCAACTGTCAGATAGTTATTCACATAATCCAGATATAGCTCACGCATGTATTCATTGGCTTGTTTCATAAGTCACCCAATACTATCAAAAGAATATTTACAGCGTCCCTGCTATGTGTTCCCTAGTATCCTACTTTACACTGTCTGCCATTGTTTCCCACGTGCATTCTTGCGATTCTTGCGGAATTGTTTGTGTTCTTTTTTGTTGATGTTTCGCATTAGATTAACTCTCATTGTCTGTCAGAAGATCCGCCACTTTATTGAGGTCAGAATCCATTGTCAGGCTCTGGCCGCATTCAGTACGCCCCCATACTTCAAAGCCCATAACATCACGCGCAACACACGCCTCAATGCTTTCCAGCTTATCCGCCAGCCAATCGGACACTAACCAATGCTGTAAAGCTTCCATGCGTTCCTCTGGTTCGTCTCCAAAGTCTTCCCATGCTGCTTTGATTGCTTGTTCTTCTGTTTCAAAATAACCCTCACGATTGCCATCAGGATCAATAAAAGAATAGGGAACGGTAGATTGATCCTGTTCGATTATATAGTCTTCAGGTGGTTCTGAATAATCAATAGATTCCAGACACGGCATAAGATCATCAATATACCGCCCCTCATAATCGTTCGCCAGTTCGTCGATAAACTGTGAAGCGTTAGTGAAGATTTCTTGGTCAATAATCCGCTGGATAATTTCTTGCTTATTCATGGTAGTCACCTATCAATCAGTTTTGTGTGTATTACGTGTTAAATTCTAGTTTGCTTGTGTTGGTCTGTCACATGCTAATGCCAGAGTTTACCCTTTCGATTGTCACTAGCTACAATAGCAGCCAATCGCATTTTGTAGCTGAGCCTTGCCTGATTACTAACCCGCTGGATCTTTGCTTGTACGTTCATGTGAGCCAGCCGTGAAACATCATTAGACACTAGCAGGCCATTGGTTTTGTGTGAAATGCTGGCGCGTTTGTATGTGCTGATCATTAGACTACACCCCACGTTTCCGGTTTATCTTTATCGCCCATTTGATTATCACAAGCCTGATCAGAA